GGAAAAGATAAAGGATGCACCCTCCACCTGGTTATTCCCGCCAGGCCACAATTGAACCCAGTTCCATCGGCATCCAGCCGGTGCCGGGCAGAAGAGGGGTGATCTCACCACATCCTTTCGCCCACAGATGTTCAGAATCAGAAACCACGGAATCCACCAAACACACCGAAGATAAAACAATATTTTTCGACGGGTTCTGATCTATTACCTGGATGCTGGCCAACGATATTGCCCTCTTCTTTGCCTGGACTGAATTTGCTCAGTCCAGGCCATTGTTTTTCTGGGAGGGCGTTGAAAATAAGATAAATGAAGCAATTTGTGTCTTAATGAGTGACACTTTTAGGGGTATACGACAAAAAATGAGTCAGTTTCTTGGAAGATACACGTTAGCTGAAGATATTGCTATCTCTTTTATTTGCAGTTGGTTCACTGGGTTTTGTGCGGCTGGCACGTGAGTTGCTGATGCTTTGCCTTTCCTGACCCCGCACCTCGTCTCTGGTTGTTCCTTACATTGACGTTCCCTGGCATAGATCACTTGTTCAGAGTGAAAAGGAGTTTCTTCCAGACATGAGTTATCTCAATTTTCAGAATGGAAAAAGCAAAGTCTATTTCAGTTGTGTATTGTTCTTTTTTCTTACACTTGTTGCACCTACACCCTTCCTTTTAACCCAATCAAGGATCGCATTTAGGAAATCGTAATAATCACCGGTTTTTTGGTATTGCAATGAATTTGCATAAGCAGTTAACCCAGGAGGCACAACCTTTCTTCTTTTTGTACCCCATTCTATAAATTGAGCGTATTTCGCATTTACAGTAACCTCTGATACCAGCCCGGTTGTTTTTTCTGTGATACCCCCAGCTAATTTCCCGTTATCAATAGGTGCCGAATTTTTTGCCAGTTGCACCCACTTCTTACCGGCATCTGAAACAAATGCAGATAAATTCCCATTCACCTTTTTAGGCAACTGGTTCAGCTTATCCTTGAACTCCTTAAACCCTTCTAATCTTACCTCGTTTGCCATTAATTCACTTGCTCACTCAACACAAAACGGTAATAAAACCTCTTTTCCCCTGTTTTCTCAAAACTGTTTATCGTAAATGTCCTGCCCTCAATCTCAATCTTTGTGTCCATCCTTACGTTACTAGCGATACTACTCTGATACCTTGTAATCATTTCGTAGCTATTACTCTCCACCAGTTCACCAAAAGATAAAGACCGGGAGCCGCTTAGTTTCTTTAAACTCCCTCTGGTAGTCAATAAGGTAGAGTAACTATCAGCCGCACCAGCCCCCAAAGTGCTTGGTGTGTTAGTCTTAAATACCACAACCTTATTTAACTGACCTACTCCCATGAAAAATCTTTATACCTTATAATCAGAGCGAAAGCCTCCGGGCTAAACTGACCCATACCGCTATCACCCCTATGCTCATATCTAAACGCAATCTCATTTAAGATGCCTAGTTTCAGATCAGGAGGGCAAGTTGCCCACTCCGTACCGGTTACATAGGTTACCTTGCACCTTCCACCGCCAAACACATTCAGCGTTTTCTTTAACTGCCCATCAAGGTCATAGTCTGTATTTACAGTCAACTCATCTGTATAATCACCCGCTGAAACCTTCTTAAAAACTGATGTAATTGATGCCACCGGGTTATAGGGGATTGGGTACTCCGTATTGCAATCAAAGTCGAATGTCCAGACCTTTGTCTGTGTGCCTAATGCAATCCCGCAGAAATTCTCCACCTCCCTGGTAACCTGTTTAAACATATCAGTCAACATGGTATCATCATCGGTATGAGTTATTGCCAGATGGTTTTTCACATCTGTTAAACTTACCGGCCATGTGCTAGGCGCACTTGTAGTTTTTACATCAAACATCTTCTATCTATTGCGATCCTGTGAGGTTACGCTCCTCCCGGCTGCTATCATACTGCTCGCCTTCGTTCCCCCTTTCGGGTTTGAGTATATACAGGATCTACCTTCTTAAATTCAATAACCAGTTTTTAAACTCATCCAATTTCTTTACAGGGTCTAATTCCCTGCTCCTTTCCTTCGCTAACTTGGAAGCCTGATTGTAAAACTTCTTATCGTCCAATCTCTTTATCCATCTCACCCATTGGTCTACATCGTCCCTATCGTCAACAAATAATCCAGCCTTGCCGCAATTCTCCACCAGTCCGGGAGTGGCAGAGCAAACAACCGGGATGCCGTTACACATCGCCTCCGTTGCCGTCCGTCCCCATGATTCATACCTTGATGGCATGATTAAAACCCTGGTCTGACGATATACGCTAAGAATATCAGGAGTATTAGGAACCACCTTTACATTCCCCGGCTGATCCGAAAACTGCCCTTTTATGTCAGCAGAGTAAGACCCTAAAACACCTAAGAACTTTTTATCAGGCATGGCTTTGGCTATCTTGGTTAAAACCTCTCCCCCCCCAACATGTGTAGGATAGGTGGGAGACTTTGAAGC